GGGCTCTTGTACGCCAGGGGTCCTACCTGCTTGACCTTTGCAACCGTCTCGTTAAATCTGAGAGTTGCCTTAGTCTCGTCGACTAGGATAATCCCGCCCTTGCTCGTTGTCTTCTCGCGTCGCAGCTGAACCAGTACACGGTCGCCTGCAACATCAATACCCGGATCTATGTCGGGAAAACACTCCAACTCCGTCCGTAAATCGGGTTCGTCTTTTTTAACCACATCAAATGCCATTCGGCACTCCTTTCTTGGGCTATTCAGCCTCGTCTTGTTCGGTCAAGATCGTGTTGATCTCGTCCAAGGCCCTTTGCAGGCCCTCCCTCTTTCCGAGTATTCTTGAATACTGCGGAAAGTCCTTGATGTTCCTCCCGGTTACGAGAGTCGCATCTACTTCCCTGAGCTCATCGCTTACGCGACGGATGATTTCCGACACAAAGTCTTGCATAAATCCACATATGCAAGACCTTTAATAAAACCGCCCCAAATTAGTACAGGGAGCCGCTAGTGCCCTTCAAGTTGTTGTAGGGACCAATTTTGTCGGCGTTGGCAGTCTTAGCCTGCGCTGCGCCTTTTTTCCAGTTGCTGTCGCGGTGGGATCCTGAGTCTCCCGTGTCGAGCTTCTTGTCTCCTGGGCCCCCAGCGTATCCGGGCGTGCCGGTCATCTTGTAGGCCTTACGAAATCCGAGTTCCTTTTCCATTTACTACACTCCTTGTGGTGGGGTTGGTTGTGTTAACTGTTGCTCTATGGTCTGACGGTGCTGCTGATCTGCTTGTGCAAGCTTTTGCTGACTGTCAATCATGCTCTGTACTGCCTGGGCCTCTTTTTGGAAGTTCTGCTGCTGAACTTCAATGCCGTGCTGGCGAAGGTCCTGGTCTGCTGCGTTGATCGCCTCAATTGCAGACATGGCCTGCTCGTGCTCCAGTTGAGCCTGCAGTCCGTCGAACTGCGCGCCTGCCTGGATGTCGGCTACGCGCTCGCGCGATGCGTTGTTGATATTTGCCAGTGCGATGTTGGTCGCGTTTTTCTGGTTGTTGATCTTGGCGTCGGTCGTAAACTTGGTGATGAGCTCCTGGACCTTGCGCTCCAGCTCGGCCACCTTGAGTTGGTAGTCTTGCTGGTGCTTTGCCATCTCCTGCTGCAGCTTGGCCTGTGCCTCTTGCGACTTGCGCTGGGTCTCGGCCATCTGAGTTTTGAGAATAACCTGAGCCGTTGGGTCCTGTGACGCTGCCTGCTCCATCTTGGCCTTTTGTGCCTCTTGAACCTTTTGGGCCAGCTGTTGGATCATTGGTGCAGCTGCTTGGAAGGTAAGCTGTGCATCTTGCGAAACCATCTCGGCAGCCAATGACAGCGCCTTTTGGTCTTCGATCGTGAGCGGCTTTTCTTCGTGCAGGCCCATTGTATCCTGGCCACCAGATGCCTCGGCCACGTAGGCACGCATGGATTGTAGGTAGTGCAGCGTTAAGTGCTGCTTGATGTGCTCCAGTGCATGTGGCGCAAATACTGGTCCAATTAGCGGGCTGCCACCGTAGTTGGGGTCCTGGGCATACGCCAAGTGAACCTTGATGTGGGCCAAGTGATCCTGATCCGGATAAGCCGCCGCGGGGCGACCCATGGACATTGCAACGTTCTCCAGCGCCGGGTTGGCTTCTTTCACACCTTCCGGATCGGGCAATATCTCACTGATTGCAGGAACTTTAAGCTGCTTCAAAACCCTCCGATGAGCAGCCCGCAAGTTGTAAAGCTGTGGTGCAGAGTTTGCCATCTGCAAAATAGCTTGTGCCTGTGCCAGGCGCTGAGTCTCCGAGAATATGTTCGGGTCAGATACCGGGCGAATGTCGTTGTTGGACGCAAAGTCGCGCACCTCAATCTCGGTGCCTGACTGGTTGTCCATCTCTTCCAGGTACCAGTGATTGATACGGGAGAGAATCTTCAGTGATTTTGCCTGCGAACGGTGCAGACGTGAGTGAATGCTAGAAAATACCTTTGCGCCTTGCTCAATGAGTGCCTGGGTGGTGCCCACCGGCGTATTAGCGTTTGCGTCGCCAATTTTCTCTTCTGCGGTCGTAACAACGCCTTTAGCGGCATCGGTCAACCAACCGAGAAGCTGGAATAAAACTGACGAAGGAGGGTTAAACGGCAACGGCATAGCCAACTTGCGGACGTCGTCCACGCCGGGGGCACCTTCAATCTCAAGAACCTGAGTAGGCTCTATCTTGTCGCTTTGCCCGGAGATTCTTCCTCCTTTGAGGCGAAGCATTGTCTGGCTGTTGTTAATGTGCGCTGCATCAAGTAGGGCACGTAAAGCGCCAGTAAGAGCAGCACTAAGCCCACCAATGAGGTGAGGTAAACCAATGGCATAAGCGCCGCGCCAAGGAATAAACTTATACTCAACAATCCAATCCAGCTTCGTAAGCTTTTCATCGCCAGACTCCCAGTTGCGGTACAACGCTAAAACCTTGCCCGTGCTCTCGTCGATGCTCAATGTGTACGGTGCGCGTTTGCCTTCGGTCTCTGGGTCCTCTTCCAAACGCAAGAAACACGTAATCTCATAGATACGGCGAACGCCGTCAATGTTTGTCTCAGGAAGCTGGACTCCCTCAATTTTGTCGTTTGCTGCCTTGGAGCGTGTCTGTTTCTCTTCCTCAATCTGAGAAACTACAACCTGGCCAATGTCGCGGTAGATTCCCTGCTCTACGCGCTGCTGGTATGTATCCTCAGTAATGTCCTGAATCTCTGTCGCGCGCGATGCTGTGTAGAAGTTTGTCGCGGCATAAGGCAGCAGGATGTTGTCAATTGGGATCCACTCGCAGGTAGGTCTACGCTGCTCGGTGTCCATGCGCCACTTCAGGTACTGCGATCCGCCCAAAGGAATCTGGGTAAACAGCTGCTCCATCTCATCACGGTACTCTTCAATCTGCTCGGTGAGCTGCCAGTTCATAAACTGGACCTTGCGATCGGCAGTCTCTACGCGCTTGCGGTCTGCCTCGCCCTTGATCTCTGACTTGACGATGCCCTCTGGTGGCAACAACTCTCTTGACGTCGAAGCTGCAAAGTCAACGCAGGCCTCTGCCATGACTGGGTGTACCACCTTGGACGCGCCCTCAAACACTGCGCCACCAGGTGCGTCCTTACCAAGTCCTGTCCGGCGTAGGCCGTCTTCGTATTGCTTGTCCCGCTCTTTACGAGCCTCACGGTCAATCTCTACGTACTCTAAAAACTCATCGGAGAGTGACTGTAGGATGTCTTCATCAAACTCTTCAGCCAGGTTTGAATAGAAGTCTGGGTTCTTTAGAGGACTTTCTTTGGGTGTGTAGTTGATTACTACAGATCCATCTTCAAGCTCAATTACTTCTTCATCAGCCTCACCCGGATCCAGATCAAGCGCCTCTTCGAGCTTCTCAATCTCGTCCTCTTGCATCATCATGGTATCAAACTCTTCCTCGCGCTTGAGGTCGAGCGAACCCAAATTTGCGCCTTGCTGGATAGGTAACTTCGGTGCTTGTGCCATGTGTTATTCAGTGCCTCTAAGTGCGTCTATGCCCACGGCTCCAAGGCCAAGGGCGGTGCCCGCCGCCTGAGTTAACGGCGTGGGTATCATTTGCAGCGCGTTGCCAGCGGTCTCTACTCCGGACAAAACCGCGCCGGGCATGTCGCCCTTTTTGAATCTGCGGTATGCCTCAGCAGCAGACAGTGGTACCGATGCAGCGCCCATCACTCCAACCGCTGGACGGAAAAGTTTCTTTTTCATCGCGGCCAGTGCAGCGCCCGCGTTGGTGCCATGCAGCGCTGCCTCTCCGGTTCGTCCCTCTTGTGCTGCCTGCTGTGCAGCAGTGCCAGAACTATACGCTGAGTAGGGTTGATACAATCTCATGCCCTTGAAAACTTTGTCTTCCATGCGAGCCGCACGCTCTGCTGCCTGCTGCGCCTTTTTACGGTCCAGCATGCGGGCGTCTTCTTGAGCTGCGTAGAATGGGTCGTACCCTGCTACAGCCATCTCGGCCTGCATGTCCAGGGGCGAGCCGCCGCCTCTAAAGTTCTGTACAATGAACGGCTGTCCGTTCTCGTCGTAGCTGATATGCACCGAGCGATCTTTGATCTCTGGTGTGTTTTCAATTTTTTCTGTGCGAACCAAGCGCGCGGGTGTCTCTCCCTTTGCAATGCTCAGCTCAGCCTTCAAACGCTCTGGGTAATTTCCAGGTCTGTGCTTAACAAAAGACTCCGCAATTCCTTCTTCCCTTGCTTTACGAACCCAGTCTTGCATTCCTGTGCGCGAACCGGGCCGCTCTGTTACAATGGCTGGGCCTTTTTCGCCATACTGATGACGCAGCACGTTGTAGTCTGCAACCAGCGCGTTTGTCTCGTCAAAATCTGGGAATCGGTTGTGCTTCTCAAAAAAGTTCTTTTTTAGCTCATCGATGACTGGGCTTTGGCCAGATGTCAGCGCGTAGTTCTCAAGCGCACTGGACATGCGACCAAAGTAATCAGCACTTGGTGTGATCGACTCTGCCAGGTTGGCGTCTGCCTCGCCTGTTACCATAGAACGCTCAATGCCTTTGCGAATGTTGGGGTCATCAATGTCGACGCTCTCCAGAGGAGCCCACGAACCTTTTGGCAGACGGCCAAACTGTGCCTTGTATATGAAAGGATCCGGCGACGTGCTGGGGTTGAAGTTCTTGGTGATGCTCGTGCCACCACGTGTTACCGGGGACGACGCTACATAATTTGGATCAGTGGCCAGCGTGTAGTTTGCTCGGGCCTGCGTAATCGGATCAGTCTTGATCTCTCTTTTGCTTTGCGATGAGATTGTTTCCCACACCGCACGGCGCAGCTCGTCCATCTCTTGCGGTGATGGATTGCGGCCTGACATGCGCTTGAAGTCCCGAATGGCTTTCAACGCGCTTCGCATTACGTCCGGGGCGGGTTTGCCTTTTGTTGATCCGCCGCCTTCAAAGCGAGGGACCAGGCCGGACATCTCCATCATCATCTCTCGTGGTGTTTTGATTGGGTTCATGTTATGGTCGTAATCTCCCTAGCCCAACTTATGCACAATACTCTCCCTGTCGGCCCTACTGGGCGTATGGGTTGACCCTAGACTTCTTGTCGTCCGCGTAACTGTAGTCCCTGGCCGGCAGAGGGTCCAGCTGCAGCCACCCAGAATCACGCAGCACCCGGAGCGCCTGGGATAGGCTGTCCACGTAATCATCATGCCCTCCCGACTCAGGGAAAGAGCACACCTGGCGCAGAAAACGCTTGGCCCACTCGGCAAACTCGCCAGGTTTTTGCGGATCTTCTGGAATGTAGACCTTGCCCTTGGCAATTAGCGGCGCCACGATGTTCATCCGCTGCACCTTGTCCGCTCTTCCAGGGTTGTAGGCCCTCACCGGCAGTCCCGCGCCTTGCAACTCCTGAACCAGCGAGATACCGGCAGACTTGTCCTCCATCAGAATCAAATCCGCCTTCCTGCCCTTGGCAAAGGTCTGGTCCGCCCCGTAGACTACCTCCTTAAAATCCGAGATCACCTTCTTACGAAGCTCCGGGTATGAAAGGTGGGAGTCCCAGGCATCCAAGAGCATGACGCAGGTCCCGGCGTCCTGTTTATCGAATATGCCCCACACCTCGCAGGCCGTCGGGTCGTTGTGTGTCTTCTCGCTGGTGGCTGGGTCATACGACACAATGACGTACTCCAGGGTTGGTGTCTCCAGGTTTGCC